AACATTTTAAGGATATGTAATGAAACACATGACCAGAAGCTACCCTGCTGAAAACGCTATGCTTAGACCGCATAAAGACAGTACGCTTGAAAAACAACAAAAAAAACGCCAAGAGAAAAACCCACCTTTAGAACTTGAAGACAATGGCATTTTAAATAAGAAAGCCAATGAAAGAATGAAGCGTAAAGAGGCTTTGTCTAAGGCTATGAATAGATTGCATGACCCTGACATTGTTGGTTAAAAATGGCTACGCTGGCTGAAGTCCTAAGAGGCTATACACCCCCTACGGAGTCTGCATTGGCTGACCCTATTAAGCAACATTTTGCAAATTTGCCGCAAACAACAGCGCAAAACGCAAAAGCTATGAATAACATGATACAAAACGCCATAGTTTATGACCCTGCAACAGGTAAATTTAACGAAGGCCCAACTTATTCTGAATTTGCAAACTATGTCCCCAATTTAATGGGTAGCGCAACCCCAAGAAAAGAAGTTATTGGTGGCGTGTTTGACAAAATAATGGGTGTTTTTGGTAAAAATAAAACTTTACAAATGCCCGAAGGCGTAATGTTTGAAAAATTACACCCTACTGTGCAAGAAAAAGTAAAACAAGGAATGATTGACCCTGGTGATGCTCAATGGATGAGTGATTACGCTTACACTCCAGGACAAGGATTAGTTGAAACTGGCACAGGCGCTTGGAAAGACCAATCTGAAAGAATGCAAAACTTTGTAAGACGCATGGAAAAAGGCGAAATTTCTATTCCAGAGCATTGGCAAGGTGAAGGCGGTATTAAAGTAGGAAATTCTTGGGCTGATAAATAATTAAGATTTCCAAAAACGGAATTCGGAATGCCGAAGTTTGAAAACCTAAAATTCAAAATCGGAATTTCCAAGGTTTACCCCTCAAGGTCGTTTTTCCATTATTTGCTTTAAAGATAAGCAAGCCATGCCGATATGATTAGGGGCTCTCTGCGCCTTTGTTTCCCATCTGGTATATGTAACCCTGTGAACTCCTAAAAGTCGTGCTGCGCTCGATTGGGTAAGCCCTAGCCCTACCCTCCATTGTAGAAGGTTGTATTCCATAAATTCCCCGCAAAAAAAGAGGGGAGCGAACCCCCCTCATGTTAGTAAATACCTCTTAATACTCTAGACCAGCACAATCCATCATCATTGATTGATTTGTAATCATAAGAGTGCGTAAGGACTTTAATGCGCCCCTTACTTGGTATTTGCTAAACTCTTCCTTCTCTACATCCTCAATGATGTAACGCAATACTGCAAACATCTCATCAAAATCATCGTAAGTTTGATAGAGTGCTGCTGCGTATATATCTTCCTTACTTACTTGCGTTGTTTTCTTTGTAGTCATGGTTATTCCCCTTTAATGTAAAAATCTTCTTCTTTGCCGTTTAATTTACTTCCATCCCTTGATGTCAAACCTATGCAGCTTTCGTTTGTTTCGCATAAGATTAAAAACTGGCCTATTTTGTCTTTTATGACCTTGTAATGGTCAGCAGCCCAGCAAACTGACTTGCCAGCCTCTACTGCTTGCTTAATTTCGTTTGTGTTCATGGTTTAATCCTTTGCCCAATTAGTTTTGACTTGATTAGGTGAAAGCTGCGGAAACTTCAACAAATAGAACGCTTTAGCCTCTTTACAAGTCTTAGACCAATTAGTAGAGCAGGCGTAAGTCCATTCCTTATCTACTGAGCGCTTAACATGAATATGAATTTTTTTGTATAGCATAGTAATTCCCCTTATAAAAATGGGCAAAATAGCCCTTAAAACGCTTTAAATTGCATGGATAGCAGTTAGATACCAAATAAAGTAGAAAATTCCGCCAAGAAGTAAAGATAAAACCAACGCTTGCCAATTTTTCATACTTCCTCCACTTCATTGTCTAAGTCATAAGACCATTGCTCTATATCTAGATAAGACATACCATTTACAGAAACAATCTCTTCTCTATCATCTACAGGACTAGACCATAATGCTTTGATGTCATCAGAACCTAAGTCTATATATAGAGTGAAGTTGTAATCTTCTAACCATAGATAGACATTGCCATTACTTGAGTTTTCACCTAACTCACTATAGCCATCTAATCTCATACCTAAATCATCTGCCTTTGTAATAAGTAAAGCACCTTTACGAATTGCATTACTGCATAAGTTTTGACTGATTTCCATTTGATTCCCCTTTAAAATTGACTGTCTAAAACATTAATAAGCACTTCTACATCATTTGACTGTATAGCTTGCACCACATCATCATTCTCTAATGCTATTGATGGCTCAATGGTTCTATCTACACACATTGCAATAAACTCTGATTTAGTCATTTTAAATTCCCCTTTAATTGACTGTTTAACTATGCTGCTGTTATGTATTGTAGCGATTAACTACACAATGTATATAGGACAAACCCTTATATTACGAAATATTATTAAAAGTGTTGTATTTGCGTCATAACTATTGTTTTGTGATATATTGCGCTTAATAAATTCAATTACTTAGATTTATTCAATGCTGTTTTATACAGAAAGACTATGGAAACCTCCAAAGCTATAACTAAAAGCTATAACAATTTGACCATTAATGAAGATGGCTCGACAGTTCAAACCAACAAAAAGCACGCAAACCTTACCAATGCTGGCAAAGGAAGACCACCAGGAACACCCAATAAAGTAACCAATATAGCGAGAGAGGCCATAGCCAAGTTTGTGGATAAGAATAGCCCTCGGATGCAGACATGGCTTGAAGATGTAGCGCATGGCGTACCAAAGACAGACAAAGAAGGATGTATTAAGTATGACAAAGAGGGAAACACAATATGGCTAGTGCAGCCTAACCCTGAGAGAGCCTTCCTTATGCTGCAAGCTGTTATGGAATACCACCTTCCCAAGCTGGCTAGGCAGGAAGTCGTTGGGGATGAAACAGCACCTCAACGAATGGTCATAAGCTGGAAGAGGCCCGAATGAGTGATTTAGAGGTAGAACTAGATTATTGCCCTAGAGATATATTTGCAGACTATCACGACAGGGTAAAGCGTTGGGCTGTCATCATTGCACATCGGAGGGCAGGGTAAGACTGTCCTATGTATTAACGACCTTATTTATAGAGCACTAATAGATGATAAAGAGAATGGGCGCTATGCTTATGTTGCCCCCTACCTGTCCCAAAGCAAGTCCATAGCTTTTGACTACCTTTTAAAGTATAGCCAGCCTGTATTAGCTAAGGCCAACCAGTCGGAGCTATGGGTAGAACTAATCAATGGAGCACGAATAAGGTTATTCGGTGCTGATAACCCTGACACCTTGCGAGGCTTATACCTTGACGGGGTGGTACTTGATGAGTATGCAGACATGAAGCCTAGTATTTTTGGGGCTGTCATTCGCCCATTATTAGCAGACCGCAAGGGCTGGGCCACCTTTATTGGTACACCTAAAGGCCATAACGCATTTTGGGAAGTCTATAACAATGCTACTCAAGACCCTTCCTGGTATGTCAAAGTCCTAAGAGCTAGTCAGACAGGGCTACTTGAGCAGTCCGAACTTGATGACGCAGCCAAGACAATGACGGAAGACCAATACTTGCAAGAGTTTGAGTGCGACTTTGAGTCAGCTATTCTAGGGGCTTATTTTGGTAAGGAAATGCGCCAACTTACAGACCAAGGCAGAATACTTGACATTGAATATGACCCTATGTTTCCTGTGCATACAGCCTGGGACTTAGGGTACTCAGACGACACCGCTATATGGTTCTTTCAAGTAGTTCATGGGGAGATTAGATGTTTAGACTACCACTCTTCAAACGGGCAACCAGTCGCTTTCTATGCGGGCATTATTCAAAGCAGGGAGAAAGAGCGTGGTTATGTATACGGGACACATTGGCTACCCCATGACGCTAGGGCTAAGACCCTATCTTCTAATAGAAGCGTGATTGAGCAGTTAAGCGATAAGATTCCCCTAAAGACAATTAAGATAACCCCTAACCTTAAACTGCAAGACGGAATACAAGCCAGCCGATTAGCCCTAACCCGTACTTGGTTTGACCATAAATGCGCTGATGGCATAGAGTGTCTAAGGCAATACCAGCGAGAATACGATGAGGACAAGAAGGTCTTTAGGGATAAACCTAGGCATGATTGGACTTCTCACGGGGCAGACGCTTTCAGGTATTTAGCCTTGACTTGGAAAGACGAAGCAAAAATTATTACCGCAGACGAAACAATTAGAGGTTTATTTGTTGGGCAAACTGATGTCAGTCTTAATGAGCTTTGGAAAGAAACCAAAGTCAAAACAGACAATAGAATATAAATAAAGGTAAAATAAACAAACATTTCGCCAAATATTCAAACATTAAGGCAACTCTATGGCAAACAATAAAGCAACGGTAGACCACAGTTACGAAGATTGGTACAAAACCATTATGGGTTATGAGCGCTCATATAAGCGTTGGGAAGCCAGAGTAGACCGCATAGTTAAGAAGTATAAAGACGACAGTCGTTACGACAGAAACCCTAATGCTCGGTTTAACATTCTTTGGTCAAATGTCCAAACTATTCAACCAGCTATATTTGCTAGATTGCCACGCCCAGACGTTTCAAGGCGCTTTCGTGATAATGACGCTATAGGCAGGGTAGCCTCAATGATGCTTGAAAGAGCCTTAGAGTTTGAAATTGAGCACTATGGCGATTATAAGTCAGCTATGAATAACGCAGTATTAGACCGCTTACTTGGTGGTCGAGGTGTCGCATGGGTTCGTTATGAGCCACATATTGTTGGCGAAGAGCCTGGTGAACCTGATGACGGAGTTGAAGTTACCGAAGACGCTGACGAAGCTGAAACAATGGAAGGCATGGAAAATGAGTCCGAAGAGCGCATTGAGTATGAGTGCTGCCCTGTGGACTATGTGCATTGGCGTGACTTTGGACACACTATTGCTAGAACTTGGGAAGAAGTAACCGCAGTATGGCGCAAAGTTTATATGAGTCGCCCTGCATTGGTTGAGCGTTTTGGCGAAGAATTAGGCTACAAGATACCTTTAGACACTAAGCCTGACGATTTAAAACAGTCATACAAGTCTGATGACGGAGTATATGAGGCGCTGATATATGAAATATGGGACAAAGAAACAGGAAAAGTATTGTGGATTTCTAAGTCCCTCGGAAAGATATTGGATGAGCGTGATGACCCATTACAGCTTGAGAATTTTTGGCCTTGTCCTAAACCCCTTTACAGCACCCTTACAACTGATAGCCTTGAGCCAATTCCTGATTTCGTCATTTACCAAGACCAAGCTAGAGAATTAGATGTTCTGTGTGACAGAATTGACGGCTTAATTAACGCATTGAAAGTCAGAGGTGTTTATGATGCCTCTGCCACAGAGTTACAGCGTCTGTTCTCTGAAGGCGAAAACAACACAATGATTCCAGTTCATAACTGGGCTGCTTTTGCTAAAAAACAAGGCATGAAAGGCGCTATTGACTTAGTAGATTTAGCCCCATTTGCCTCTGCTTTGATGTCTTGCTACCAAGCAATGGAGCAAGTTAAGTCACAAATCTATAAATTGATGG